GCAATTCTATCTAAATCTAAGTTCTTTCTGGATAAAGATATGATCACTACATCAGTGCCGATAATCAATGTGGCATTGTCTGGTAAGTTAGATGGTGGTCTAACTCCAGGTCTTACTATGTGGGCCGGACCATCAAAACATTTTAAGACTGCATTTTCACTTTTGATGGCTAAATCGTACCTAGACAAGTATAAGGATGCTGCACTACTATTCTATGATTCGGAATTTGGCACACCTCAGTCTTATTTTGATACTTTTGGTATTGATACTGATCGAGTGTTACATACTCCCTTGGTGGATATTGAGCAACTTAAATTTGACGTAATGGCTCAGTTAACACAATTGGATCGAGATGATAAGTTAATCATCGTCATTGATTCTATTGGTAATCTGGCATCTAAGAAAGAGATTGATGATACTCTTGAAGGTAAGTCTGTTGCGGATATGTCAAGAGCAAAACAAATCAAATCGCTGTTTCGCATGGTTACACCTCATCTTACCATGAAAGATATTCCTATGATCGTAGTTAATCACACATACAAAACCATGGAACTCTATGCCAAAGACGTGGTAGGCGGTGGTACGGGTTCTTATTACTCTGCCGATAATATCTTCATTCTTGGTCGTCAACAAGAGAAAGAAGGTACTGAGGTTGTAGGTTATAACTTCATTATCAACGTAGAAAAGTCTAGATATGTAAAAGAAAAGTCTAAGATTCCAGTTACCGTTGCATTTGAAGGTGGCATCAGCAAATGGTCAGGTCTTCTTGATATTGCCTTAGAATCTGGTCATGTAGTGAAACCTTCAGTTGGCTGGTATAGTAAAGTCAATACCGAAACTGGTGAAGTTGAAGATAAGAAATACAGAATTAAAGATACAGATACGAAAGATTTCTGGATGCCAATTCTCAAAGATAAATCATTCAGAGATTTTGTTGAAAACAAATATAGTGTGGCTTCTGGTAATATCATGGATGAGGACACCGAAAACATTTTTGCTGAGGCATGATATGATCGAAGGAATTGATTATTGTTTCATCTATCCAAAAGATGATGCATCTGCTGTTCATATTAAACTTATGGAAGGACCATATAAAGATACCTTATTTAAATATGGTAAAGTCAAATTTGAAGAGAAAGAAGAACAAGTCTATTTACTTTTTGGCTATGATGTGTTAGAATCTATAGTAGATAAGCCAAGAAAGTTGGAGAAAGATATAAATTTCAAAAACTATCTTGGTGATTTTCTTGTTGAACTTATGTCTGCTAATATTGATCAGGAAATAGATGATGAAGAGATTGGAACAAACAATACTGAAGAACTTAATTTACAATGAAGAATATCTTCGGAAAGTACTACCATTTTTAAAATCTGAATATTTTACTGATAGAACTGAAAAAGTTATATTTGAAGAAATTCAATCATTTACAACAAAATATAATTCAACTTCATCGATTGAAGCAGTTATTCTCTCTGTTAAAGATAGACGAAATCTCACAAATGAAGAAATAGAAAATTGTAAAACATATTTGGATGAGATTGAAAAAACTAAATCTGAAGAATCTAAAGTTCAATGGTTGACAGATAAAACTGAAAAGTTTTGCCAAGAAAAAGCAATCTATAATGCTGTACTAAACTCAATCACTATTCTTGATGGTAAAGACAAGACACAAGATAAGGGTGCTATTCCTAGTATTCTATCAGATGCACTTGCTATCAGTTTTGATACTACAGTTGGTCATGATTATCTAGATGATTCTGATCAACGATATGATTTCTATCATAGAAAAGAAGAACGTATTCCATTTGATCTAGAATACTTCAATAAGATCACTAAAGGTGGTCTACCAAACAAAACTCTCAATATAGCATTGGCCGGTACAGGCGTAGGTAAATCATTATTCATGTGCCATGTTGCAGCAGGTTGCATGGTACAAGGTTATAATGTATTGTATATCACACTTGAGATGTCTGAAGAGAAAATTGCAGAAAGAATTGATGCAAATCTTCTAAATGTAACTCTTGATGATCTAGTAGAACTACCAAAAGATATGTATGATAAGAAAGTGGATCGTGTTCGCAAAATGACAAATGGTAAATTGATCATCAAAGAATATCCAACCGCATCCGCATCTGCAACACATTTTAGGACTTTATTAAATGAACTTAATCTTAAGCGTAGTTTTGTTCCCGACATTATTTTTGTTGATTATCTCAATATCTGTTGTTCTTCTCGTATTAAAGCTGGTGCATCTATTAATTCCTATACGTATGTTAAGTCTATTGCTGAGGAACTTAGGGGCCTTGCAGTTGAGTTTAACCTTCCCGTGGTGTCTGCTACTCAGACAACAAGAAGTGGATTTACGAGCAGTGATCCGGGACTGGAAGATACTAGCGAATCGTTTGGGCTCCCGGCAACCGCCGACTTGATGTTTGCTTTGATATCGAGTGAAGAACTGGAAGAACTTGGTCAGATTATGGTAAAGCAGTTGAAGAACAGATATTCTGATCCAACGATGTATAAGAGATTTACAGTTGGTATTGACAGAGCAAAGATGAAGTTGTATGATACTGAACAATCTGCACAACATGACATTGCTGATGCTGGTAAAATAGAAAAGTCAGAAGATAAATTTAAGAAGTCATTTGAAGGATTTAAAATATGATGTTATCAAGGGATGAGGCCTTACATTGTGCCAAAATGTTCAAAGAATATTTTGAAAATACAGGTTCTATCGAACAGTATATGCGTGAAGAGAAATTAAAACATGTACAATCTATTCCTTCATCTTTATTTCCTCCTGAAGATGATTTGTTTTCAGATTTCACTATGCATCCTAAAGATATGGATATTGAATTATGTGATTTACCAAATGAACAATGGGAAACACTAAACAGTATTACTTCATCACATGTAAATAAATCTCCTGTTGGTAAAAATATTCAACTTGCTGCTAGAGAAAGAAACACCGGAAAGATTATAGGATTTATTCGATTAGGATCACCTATGATTTATATGGGTCCAAGAAACCAATTATTAGGACAAGTCTGGATTCAAAATCCAGACACTTCCAAAAGATTCAACTCATCGAGTATCATGGGATTTGTAATTGTGCCATCTCAACCATTTGGATACAATTATCTTGGCGGTAAACTTATGGCTGCAATTTGTACATCTCATGAAGTTCGTGAAATATGTAATAAAAGATATAATATGAATTTGTGTTTATTTGAAACCACTAGTTTGTATGGTAGTACTAAAAGTGTTTCACAATATGAAGGTATGAAACCTTATATTAGATTTAGAGGATTGACTGAATCTGATATGGTACCTCTAATGAGAGGCCAGAAATATAATGAATTGAAAGAATATGTTGAAGATAAAGTTGGTGGAGATGTTTTAGGTGATGATGAATCAACCACCAGCAGAAAGTTAAGAACGTATACTAAAATTATAGCTCTGACTAAATCTGCACTTAAAGGCACTAAAGAAGGTGATGAATTTTTAAATACTATTGAAACCGCTAAAAGTTTAACTGAAAAGAAAAGATATTATACTAGTGATTATGGTTTTAAAAATATGGTAGAGTATATGGCTTGTAAAACTGATAAATTAATTCCTGGCGAAAATTATGATAAACATTATCTTAAAAATGTCATCGAATGGTGGAGAAATAAAGCTATAAATAGATTTGAAACTCTAAAAAGTGAAGGTAGATTAAGAACAGAACTTGAAGTATGGACTTCAGGTAAAGATATAGATATAATAAGGTAAAGATATGGCAACAAAAATAACCGATGATGGATTATCTGCTACAGAAAGAACCAGACGACAAGAGTTAGGATCAGCGTGGATTATGCGCAGGTCTTTAAAAGATAATCAAAGATATAGTAGTTGGGAAGATATAACCAGAGATAGTAAATATAGTGAATTAGCTGGTCCTAAAGGAATTTATCCACAAGTTACTTCAGAATGGTTAAAAGTATTCTTTTTACAACAACAAAAAATGCTGCAAGAATTTTCTAATCCTAAATTTACAGAATTTAATAGAGAATATGGATTTATGGAATATATTACCAAATTAGTTCAAAAAGAATTTGGAATATCACAAAAAGATACTTGGGATCCTGCTGATATTTGGTGTATTAAAAATGAAAAGAAAGTTATTTCTGATATTGAAAAAATGGTTAAGAAAAAAGAATTTGATAGTATTGAACAGTTAAATGCTTATCTAAGAACTGCATTTAAAGAAAGAATAATTGTTGGTATTTCATTAAAAAAAATATCAGGTAAACAAGCAAAATATGAAGAAGTCAATGTTGGAGGATTTGAATTTCCAAATATAAAAAAACCATCATTTAAAGTTTCATATCTTAGAGTTGACCTATCACTAAAGTCTGGAACAAGTGGAAAAAATAGTGCTCCCAGTGTTAAAAATTCTGATTTCTGGCTAGAAACTGAAGAAGATGGTAAAAAAGTTACTTATAAGATTGATATAGGACCAACCAGTAGTTCTAGATTCACTTTTGTAAAGTTTGAAACAAAATCTACTGCGGCTACCGCTGCTAGATTAGGTAAAGCAAAATCTGAATATGTTAGAGGTCTATTTCTAGAATATAAAGTTCCTATTGATTCTTCTCCTTTAGATTATCCTAAAGACTTATCAGAATTTATGAAAAGACAAAATGAATTCCTGCAGATGTTTAAAAAAATAAAATCAAACAAAAATATTATAACTAATATTACAACAGAAGAACAGTTTTTGAATAATATGAGAAGTTTCTTTATGAATAATGAAAAAGGAAAATCCGTTACCGCAAATTCAAAATGTCAACAAGTTGCTGTGTTTGCATCCTTATCTAAATTATCAAAAGACAAATTAGCTGAACTTGGTACTAAAATTGCAATTTCAAGTCAGAAAAAAGGCGAAGAATTTGGACCATTTGGAAAATTATATTAAAAATATAGGATTATATTATGACAGCAACAGTGATTATACCTACGACAGGTTCTCCCGAATCTAGAAAAGCAATTCAAAGTGTCTTATCTCAAACATATCCTACCAAATGCTATGTAATTTCAGATGGTAAAAAGTTTCATTCAGAAACAAAAACAATAGCAAATTGTTACAAGAACATAGAAGTCTGTTATCTACCAATTAATGTTGGTGCTAATGGATTCTATGGTCATCGAATATATGCTGCATTTACACATCTGATCAATACAGATTATGTACTGTATCTGGATCAAGATAATTGGTTAGAACCGAATCATGTTCAATCTTGTATTGATACTATTCAAAGTAAAAATCTAGATTGGTGTTATTCACTCAGACAAATATGTGATAAAGACGGCAAATATATATGTAATGATGATTGTGAATCGCTAGGTAAGTGGCCAACATATCATGGTGTGAATCACGTTGATACAAATACATATTGTATCAAAACTGAAGTTGCAATTAGATTAGCTAGTGCTTGGCACGGTGGTTGGGGTCAAGACAGAGTATTTCTACAAACTATAGCACAACACTTTAATAAATTTGATTGTACTGGTGAATATACAGTTAATTATAGATTGGCAGGAAATGAAGGTTCTGTAACAAAAGAGTTTTTCGAAAATGGTAACAAAATAATGAATGACAAATATAATGGAGAATTCCCATGGAAAAGAAAAGTTTAATTATTGGTGCAATGACAAATTATGATTTTGATAAGGTCGCTCCTTGGATCAAATCAGTAAATGAATGTGGTTTTGAAGGTGATAAGACAATGATTGTATTTAATGCATCATTTGATACCGTTCAGAAAATATCAGACTCTGGTTTTAATGTTATTGTGTTTGATCAAGATGATGAAAGTCAAATGTTCAGACATGAGACACCTGCACCCATTCATATCGAAAGATTCTTCCATATCTACAATCTACTCAAAGATACATGGCAAGATTACGACTATGTTGTAACTACTGATGTCAAAGATGTTATTTTCCAAAAGAATCCTATCGACTGGCTTAAAGCCAATCTCGGTGACAAGAAACTCGTTGCTGGTTCTGAAGCACTTAAATATAAAGATGAATCTTGGGGTGATGAGAACTTGATGCAAACATATGGTCCATATGTATATTCAATCTTCAAAGAGAATGAAATTTATAATGTAGGTACTCTTGGTGGTACTGCTGAGTACATGAAAGATTTGGCATTTAATATATTCTTCAATTCAGTATCACGTCCTATTCGAATCGTTGATCAAGCAGTATTCAACGTATTGATTCAAACTCAACCATTCAAAGATGTAATCAAGTTTGCGAAACAGAGTGATGGATGGGCATGTCAAGCAGGTACTGTTGCTGATCCTTCTAAGATGGACACATTCCGTCCAAATCTATTAGAAGCGGAACCAATTTGGAATGGTGAGAAGGTATTGACTTCAAACTCTGAAGAGTTTACAATTGTTCATCAGTATGATCGAGTACCTGAGTGGAGAGCATTCATTGAGGCAAAATATAAATGAGTGATATCTCAATCGTAACTGCTTTCTTTGACATAGGTAGAGGTGACTGGACTCCACAGAAAGGTTTGCCTCACTATCTTCATAGAACAACTGATACTTACTTTGAAAGATTTGGACATCTTGCTCAACTTGATAATGAGATGGTGATCTTTACATCTGAAGATTTAGCTGATAAAGTTTATGAATTGCGTAAAGATAAAATTACTAAAACAAAAATAATCAGTATTGATTTTCAAAATACGTTTCAGAAAGAAAGAGAATTGATCAGTAAGATTCAAAAAGATTCAACCTTTCAAAGTATGATCAATCCAGTTCAGATTAGAAATCCAGAGTATTGGTCTGCTGATTATGTTTTAGTCAATTATTTGAAATCACATTTAGTTAATTTTTCTATACAAAATAATCTTGTAGATACTGATCTTGTTGCATGGTTAGATTTTGGATATTGCCGAAATAAAGAGACTTTGAATAATGTAAAAGAGTGGA